TTGTTACCAAAGCCCACAGGAACAGGATCCTTGAGTCTAATAAATCTACTATTAGTCAGAGATATAAGATTAGTGTCTACCACTATAGATGAGGCCCCCTTGAGCTTAGCATATAGATCCACAGAGCATAGTGTTTGAATCATATTATCTACAAAATTTACATTACTAAGTTCTAAACTATCCCCAGCAAAAAATGCTGGCTTAATAATACCCAGATATACGATTTCTTCTGAGGAGAAGCTCAAACTACCAAGACCATTACAGTATGGGCAAATTTGTCCAGTAACAAACACAATGGGTCCACCAGCTTGATACTGATTACTAGACTTTCTACTAATAACATCATACAAGCAGTTGGGGCAATCTTGCAACTTAGTATTTGCAAAAATTAATGTGCAAGGAACCGTGAGTGCGGTATCCTCCAATAAGGCCGAGATGGCATCAGTAAAGGTTTGTTTGAATTGAGCAGTGATAATTCCAGAGAATGGATTAGCCATAATATCTTTCTATTAAATCTTTATCATCAGATATCCACAAGTTTAAATACACCCTTTATACACAATCGTATCTAGTCCTACAAGGACATTAGGTCGATACTTAGCAACTCTTCTATATTCTGGGCATTTAAGATAAGATTACTATTGGGGGCATCTCTAAGAGCTTGTTTTTTATCTGATATTATCTTCATTAAATCAGTATTATTTTGTTCTAAGGCCTTAAAATATTCTATATCTAATTTTTCTAGTATAGGTATCCTATTTTTTCTAATATTGTCTATAACGATCATTTTAGCCTTATTTAAATTTATAGTTATCATGAGTCACCATAACCATCAGGGTTGGTAAAATCTAACTCCCAAGCATTCCTAAAGGTGCGATCAGTGGGTAGATCACTATCTTCTAAAATTTTATATGGGATACCCTCTGGCACATCCCTACGAGCAACATCTTCTATAAGAATGTCTACTAACACAGGAGTAATAATATTTAAATTACCATCAACGTCTTGATATGCTATTTTTTTCATTGGTCTAGCTCGCAAAAATAATAATGTTTAATTCTGAACAATCGTATTTGTTTCCACCCCTACTATAATTACTAACTATAGCAACAGAACTCACGGTCTTAATTGATGATTGATTTAGAGTTGCTAAATTTTGACTATATATATCATTACTAAAATATCTACCCATAGCCACAACACAATAATTAGTATCTAGCATAGCAGTAGCAAAATTGATAGTATACATACCTATACCATTATCTACAATACTAGATATATTAAAACTATCTCTAATAGATATCGTACCAGTACCATTAAAATTTATCCACGCTTTAGCTGTTCTTTTTTGTACATTTAAGGAATTGGTTGCAGAATTAGATAAATTATTATATGTAATAGGTAAAATAGTATTTAATAAAACTCCCGTAGTAGCAATAGTTAATGTGTTTGCGGTATCGTCATAATCTAAATGTATACCAGTTGATGCTACCAGCAAAGAGTTAACTCTCTCGTCCACACCCTCGCTAAAATCCGTAACATCAGAGGATACATGAGAGTGGGACACTAATGCAAACCCGGTAGCAGCAATAGTTAATGTGTTTGCAGTATCGTTATAATCTAAATTTATGCCGTTTGATGCTACTAGCAGAGAACTAACCCTATCATCCACAGCCTCTGCCAAATCAGGAATATCGCTCGAACTAGAAAATCCTCGCAACACAGATAAACTGTTATCTAAAGATTTAATAACATCAACAGATACTAATGGTTGCTGATTAATTACTAATTCTAAACTAGTGTTAGTAGCAGAAATAGTTTGTACTGCTGGGGGATTAATATTTACAGAAAGTTCTGTGCTAGATACTATTATGCTATCTGTCATATTAACAATCCAGTAAGATGGTATTCTCACTATATCTTTTGATTAGACTAATATCGCCATATAACAATCTAATAATTTCGTGGCCCCCACCAGAGTATAGATTATTAATACTCTCTAACTCTAAATCATATCTACCAGCATTAAAATCATAAGTATTTGTTACTGATGCAGGAATTTGCAGGACTATGGTTCCCAAGGCTCCACCAAGAGTAAAAGAGTATGATCCGACCACACTGTTCGTTGTAACAAACGTAATAGTCTCATTATTGTCTGTTGCTATTACTAATCTTGCACACCAACCCGTTAAGTCAATGGGCGACCCAGAACTATCCTTGTATATAAGAGAGATAGTAAATGAGGAACCTTGTTCTATACTAAAATCATATTGAGTAGCAGCCATAATTATCCCTTAATACATTTCATTACCATTTATTCGAGAATGGTCATACGAAGGATTAGAAAGATTCTGTGGGTCAAAATTATTACCAACAAAAGGAGTGAATATAGCCCTAACCTGAGTAGCATTAGCCACATCCCAATGTTGTGTTAGCTCTTCATACAGCTTGCAGGGACCATAATCAAGAATAGTTTTCCAGACATTAGCCTGCCCAGAAACCACGAGAGAAGCAGATCCCAATGAGGCCCTAATGCCTTCTAAAGCAGCCTTGGTACGGTATGTACTTTGATCAATAATGCAAGCGGCTTTTAAAGATACCAAACTAATAAAGATAATGTCTTTTTCTGGTAAAAGTTCTGTTGGATCTGGGGCGATAGCTGGTGGGGATATGTCTACCATATAATGATTCGGCAGATTCACATCTAAGGAAACAAATTGAGCGGCTACCACTATGGTTTGATATAGTCTATTATCGCTATACTTATAGGGTATATCTAAATCATTACTCAAAGATCTAACTATGATGCTAATTTCTTTTTTCCATGACATATAATTTCTCCAGTTAGTGCTAATATACACCTTTAAATAGAAAAAGAGCCAGCATTGCTGCTGGCCCTAGTTCAATAATTACATTAGTATAATATTAGAGCGCGCCCAGTAGTACTCGACGATTATCAAGCACTGCGAAACCCTGCTCTGCCCATCCGTAGAAGCCCGCTCTCTTCTGACGATGAAGGGTATCATCTTCAAAAATCTGAACTTCTTGACGTACTGGCATAATAAAGGAATCATTCTTACGCAAATCTAAACCGACCACCAACTCTACCTTGGGAGCAGGAGTACCTACGCCGGGTAAGCTACCACCGAGTGAGCCACCAAAAAACAGTTGATATTCTTGACCTTCGCCAAGCTCATCACGATCATGGAGATTAACACCAAACACGCGGTTAAGGGTGCCATCAGCAGCAACGTAGATCTCACGACGAGACACTTCGTCCAACTGATCCAAGCCCCAGTTGCGAATGTCTTCCATTGCTTCTGGAGATACATAAAGATCAGTTAGCATACCACGATTGTTGCTAGAAGAATTACCACCACCATTACGACGCATAACGGTTTTCATCAAGGACACAAGTCTCTTGCTAAAAAGACCAGCACTAGCATCCGTATCATACACAACGATGTTGCGATCAACACCAGCAGCAAGGATAGTATGCCAGCCATCATCATTCATCTTCTTAACAAACTGAGCTTCCATCACTTCCATAGCACGACCAACAACGTCCCAACGGGCATCTCTGGCGTACTTGAGGAGATAATCGATGCTTGCGCCAATATCATACGTTGGCACCATAACATAATCGCCCTCAACGTGTCGCTCTGGAATATAGCCGTGATTCGGAATCGTATATGCTACGAAATCCTTCTCGGTACCAGGAGCAATAAAATCCAAAGGAAATTCAGGAGTAGCACTTTGAGCTAATACAACCGGCTCAAAAATATTATCCAGAATATTACCATTCAGAATACCCTGACGAAGAGGCAGCTCCAAAGCTTTAGCAAATTCTGAATTTGCGGCCAAAGCCTCTTCTTTGTTTAACGAGCCAGATCTAACTAACAGGTCTGTGAGTTCTGGGGTAGATTGAAACGATTTATTAGCTGACATTATAATTACTCCTATGGTTTTTAATTACTGAATTTTGATAGAAACTTTTGCATAGCCGTCTGCATCTTTAGAGCTCAACCAAGTACCAACTCTTGCAACACCACTAGAGGAGGTGTTAGTAATGGTACCGGCTGGGCCAACATACGCTGGTTCGCCAGCAGATGGAGTGGATCCCCCTAGCATATTGGTAGTTACCTGACCAATAGACAATAAGGTTACCTTGCCGCCAACCTGAGTCTCATCTTTGTGCCAATTGATGTGCTGTCTAGTCAGATCAAGACTTACAACATCATTCAATAACACGCCGATTGGCTTCGCACCAGTAGCATTCACAGCATACTCCACCACAGCTTCACCATCATCCATAGACACTCCCATACCGGAAGAGTCAACAGATGCTATGCCTCCACGCACTCCTGTTGCTGTCATGAAAAAAGAAATATCAGTTAAAGTTTCAACACGGTCTGGTTTCAGAGCCATTTTTATTCTCCCTTATTAAGATTTTTACCTAGTCGAGCATAAACAAATTCTACTAAGGCGGCACGAGTATTTTCTACAACACTAGAATCCTCTCCACCAACACTTAACACAACATCGGTTGTGGCTTCAACGTTCTCAAGAACTTCGACAATATCTTCTTCTGTCGTATCAGCCTTAGCTTTTTTATCTTTCTTCTTCTTGTCCATAACTTCTTTAAGCCACGGAGGCATACCTGCCGAAGACAGCATCTCTGCCATAGAAGCAAAAGTATCATCATCAAGAAGATCAAACTTCTCAACAACCATATCTGCCTTTTCGCTATCAAAACCATTATTGATCAAAGTGGCCTTACGACCCATTTTCTTTTCTACCATCTTATATTTAGAGATAGTAGAATTAGCATTTTGTAGTTCTGTTTCCAGATCTGAAATAGAAGCTTTCATATTTTTCATTACCGTAGCCTTCTTATCTTCTTCCTGATCTAATTGTTCTTTGCTTTTCTTAGCAGCTTCTTCGTGTTGAGCCAACTCTAATTGAAGAGCGGTAACAACTTCAGCATGAGAGGCCTTCAGAGAATCGATCTCTCCTGTAAGAGTAGCAATAGTAGTATCGGCTACCATCGTAGCTTCAGCACAATCAACAACGGGCAATGCTTCTGTATTTTCGTTCATAGTTTTATTCTCCGAATGAATGCTTGACTTAGAAATAATTACACCTGATTTCAAAATATCGTCTTTTTTGGTTTGAATAGAATCATTTTGCAAAAACTTAAATGAGTCACTATTGAATATTATACTATCTGGATTGGCTGGCTTGTCCACATAACCCTTACCAGAAAAGGTAATATTTCTTAAAACTCTACCAATACGATACTCTTCATGCTCTCCAGATCCACCATAGGCCCTTAAGAATTTGGTTAAGTGGGCAGTATTATCATCTCTAGATAAGATATGATACGTACCATTGGCCTTATTAATGAGCCCATAATCAAATCCCTTAAAAAAGCACTCCATACTCACATATTTAGATCCGCTTTCGATCTCATTAATCAAAGCTTCTGTGCGACTTTTAAGCTCATCTTTAGTATAGGCCTTATAAATCACAGAACCTGTTAATATATGATATTTTTCTGGTAAATTTTCAACTGAAGTATTCTCGTCTATTAAAGAGCCATCTTCATTAATAGGCCAATTTGATACGATATGGCCGATTATAACGGATTCATCATGCTCTAAATTTGTTGGCTTATCTTCTGGAGAATGTCGTGCTGCCCACACCTCATTCTTATCAAAAATATCGTCATTTTTATTCCAACTACTACTCACTAAAATAGATTGAGTATAGTACAAGTCGCTATCATCCACAGAAGCTAGGGTCTTATCTAACACTATTGGTAGCTTATGTTTAGAAACAAATGGTTCAGCAACAGATGCATAAGAAATGTTTGCTTTTGCAGACAATATTGCTTCTAGTCCGTCTGCTATTTCATATTTAAAAATTTTCATAACTTATTGACCCTTATATTAGTACATCGTTATACACCTTGGGAGTGCGATGTTGCATAAAATGAGGCTTTGATGAGCTTATTTTCTTCTAAAGTTAAAGATCTAGCTAGTTCGTTTGATATATATTTAAGCCAATATTGATATCCGTCATACATATCTTTAATATTTTCGTCTTTGTCAATTGTAGAGATAATATCTAATAAAGAACTTTCAGTAATATTACTCATAGGTTCAATAGCAAATAATAATTTTGTTTTAATGGTTTCAATATCTTTACCCTCTAAGGCAGATAGCTTGCGCAAATTATCTTTGTTATAAAAGGCTAGTAAGTGAGGATTCATCACATCGCTAATTTTTTCTTGAATATCATTAGCCCAGATATCTATAGAAGCTCCTGTTTGTGGAGCAAACTTCTTGGTTTTTCTTTTGGTAGCATCTTTAACATTAACAGGTCTGCCCTGTCCTGATGGGCCCTTTGGAGCAGCTTCTTGACCACCACCAAATGGAGACTTTGTTGTGGGGAACTGAGCTTTCATTTCTATGCTATTCATTTCTCCTCGTTTTTTAGGAAGTAACTCCAAACCAATCTGACTAGGAGTTGCCAAACCTAATTGTAACGCCATCTTCTTTAATGCGCTTTCTACGTTACCATCAAAAAATGGACCAGCTTTCTTTACCATCCTATCTGCCTCACGATCTCTATCTTCTCTGCCAATTCTGAACTTCTCCATATAGGGATCAACACCAAATCTCATTTGTAAGAATTCATCGGATATAATATTACGATCTGCTAATTGTATGAGTAAAGACTTTTCACTATCTTCATTACTCAGATCCATACGGTCAAATTCAATTTTAGCAGGATACTTGAATCCCATAGCCTTTTGTACTAATTCAATTTCTTTTTCCCAGAATGATATTAATACGTCCCTACCATACTGTAATCTTTGGGTGAGTGTTTTTAGTGAGATAAAATTATTAGTTGTACCAGCAGCACCAAATGTGCCTGTGAGAGTAGGAGGAATGCCTAGACCAGCATATACGCTATTTAAATGAGGAATATACTTAGCCTCTCCTAAAAACTGATGTACATTTGTATTACTTTCTATAAGCTCTATATCTGGACCCCACACCAAATCCATAGTACCAGCACCCACATTATTACTCAAAATAGCGGATAATTTAGAGGCTGCGGCCCTTGTTGGCGCTATCTTGTGTTCTAAACTACCAAGCTTAAAAATACGTAGATTAGATACTGCTCCATCCAATGCGCACATATCTGCTAATTTTAACTTTTCTAGAATAGTGATATCGTCCATAATAGCATAAATCATTGGATATGCCCAAATTTGCCAATCATCTTTTTTATAGTGATATACTGAGGTTTTTTCAGAATTCAAAATATATGGTTTCTTACTACTAGCTGCTTCTAGAATATCCGTTGGTAGTTGGGCTATAATATTTCTTTCAGCATCGCTTTTAGGAGCATTGATTAGTTTGCGTAAGCTAGAGGGTAGTAATACTCCATAGATTTTTTGAGTGGCGAATCCAGATAGTGGACCACCCAACACATCCACATAAACAGGATCGATAAAAGTATATTTCCAAGGAATTTCTTTTTTGGCTGGTTCTACTTCGTCATATACTGGATCTGTAATATCTGTGCTTGCTGTGGCCCTATACATCCTATCAATAATTTTAAGATTAAGTTTAGCATATTGTTTATTAATAACGATATTACCCGTTCTATATAAATTATTTAAAAATCTTTCTGATCTATCTTTTCCAGATATCTTCTTAAACCAAGCTCTATAAAATCTTTCTATTCTTTTATTAGGATGAACTATTCTAATGCCCTGACTAGAAAAATCTCCCATTAAGTCAATAATATTTTTAACCAAACCCACTCTTTGATAAATGTGTTCTGCCTTACGAATGATCATTTTGATTTGTGAGGGAATGGCTTCGTCTGGACGAAATGCGTAATAGTCAGATTTCGTTAGTCCCGGACGGCCACTAATATTGGTATCTAAATTAGAAAAATCCAACCTAGATCTTCTACCAACAGATCTTTCAATACCATTATACTCTTCCAAAGACTCAGAAGACTGTTTAAGGGCCTCTTTTTTGCTCTCTAGATCCTCACCCCAAGTAACATACGCTTCTTGATTATCTACATGAGCATTATCGAGAGCTTCGCTTTTTGGGTAGTTTTTTTTAGCCATATTTATATTCTAATGCAATTGTAGTAGGATTGAGGTATGATCGTTAATTTATACACCATTATTCTCTATAGATGCCAGTATAAAAATCTTCATTAGCCCCTTTAGTAAACCACTCTGGACCATTGTATAATTTACCCTTTTGGGATTGGGGAGTTACTGTTCTAAGATCTGCTCCTATTAGATTATAATCAGGACCAGATAAAA